CTACTCGGGTGCAGGGGGTGAGGCTCGCCGTGGATGGCGTGGAAGAGGTCGGCGAGCAACAGATCTGTGAGCGACCAGCCGTAAGGGACGTCGACCTGCGCGGCCCACGTGGCACTACCTACGGGGAGATGAGTGAGCAGAACGGCCGCTCGCCGGGGCGACAGCTCGCCGCGCCAAAGACCGCCCACGTCAACGCCGTAGTACCGTTGAAAATCGGCCTCTACGGCGTCGGGGTGGTCTCTCAGGGCAACGGCGAGCCGGGTCAGTTTCCCCGGCCGACCGAGGCGGTCTCGATGGCCTCGAACAGGGCCGAGATGTCGGAAACCTTGCGCGGCTTGGTCTTGAACTTGGCCCACTGCGCAGGCCCGATCAGCTCGCGCGTGAACGCGACGACGCGGCCCTCTTCGTAGGCCTCCAGAATCGGAAGGTCCCAGTCGCCCGAGGTCGGGATCACGTACTCGTCGCCTTCGAATGTGAAGACGATCTCGGTGTTCGCGGCCTCAGTCTTGGCGTTGGCGGGCTTGCGAGCGGCGGTAGCCATGGCGTGTGCGTCCTCCGTGGACAGTGGCGGGAAGGAGAGATGTGGGAAGGAGAGAGCCCGGAGCGCGCTTCCCACGGCCGCGCTCCGGGCTCTGAAAGCGCCCAACGTTGGGCGCGGCTTATTACGGGCCGGTGATCGAACCGGACACGTCGGTGTAGATGGTTCCGTCAGCGGACGGGTACAGAACGACGGTGACCTCGTACGCCGTCAGCGACCCCTCGCTGTCGACGATGTCCCCAACGCTCTCCAGCGTCGCGCGCAGGACGGACCGGCGGCGGACCTTGTCGCCGTCACGGACCTCGAAACCGATCGCGAACTCAGTGTTCTGCGGGACCTTGACGGTCGCGGTGGTGATGCCGGTCGCGGTGGTGCGGGTCGAGCCCGGGTTCAGGAGTTGGAAAACCGTGTCGTTGTTTTCCAAACAGATGAACTTGATCGTTCTCTTGTGCTTGCTCTTGGTGTTGCGGACGAGGATCCCGCCCCACGCGTAGTAGTCCGACGAGGTGTCGGACCGGGCCTCGGTGAAACCCTTGTCGCCGTCGAGCAGGCCGACCGCGTCCCAGCCGGACGCCCACGCGGTCGCGACGTCAGTCGGGCCGGCGGTCCCAGACGGGGCGATGAACACGTCGGCGTTCTGCCACAAAGAGGTGTTCGTCGGGTCACCACTCATGGTGTCTCCTAGATCGGTACGGGTAGCAGACGCGCCGCTACGGTGAATGAGCAGACCTGAAACCCGCTCGTGTCGACGCGGCTGGTCTGGCTGGTCTTGACGGCGAGCGCTGCGCGCGTCGACAAGAGCCCGCCTCCCCGGCCGAAGTGCCGGACGTTGGCGCCGTCGCCGCGCGAGGCGAGCAACACGGCACGCGCCCATCCGGCGAGGGCGCGGGCGGCGGCCTCGGACGTTGCCCAGATCGCAATACGGACCACGGCGGTCGAGTCGGCCGCGGTCTTCGAGATCTCGCCGTCCGAGGCGACCAGACCGAACGGCATGTTTGGGGCGCCGGTGTCGGCCGTGTCCGGGAGGATCGTCCCCCACGTGACCGTGGCGCCCCCGGGAGGCGTCGCAGCGCGCAGAACGTCGAGGGTGCCGAGCAGGGGATCACCGAACGCCCACGCAAGGTCAGGCACGGTCCCGCACCTCCAATCCAAGGCCGGCCGCCGCGCGGGTGAGCACGCCGTCAGTCACCTGGTAGTGCGCGTGAATCGACACGCTCGCGGCGCCTCGATCGGTCGTGTACTCGTGGACGGGGACCGGGCTCGCGCCGTTGATGGCCTCGCTCGCCGCCTCGGCGACCTGATGCGCGATGTCGTTCATGAGGGCGTGGACCTCGGCCGACTTGAGAACCTCGGCGAGCCCCTTGTGATCGAGCTTCACGTTCGACTCGGCCATCAGGCACCATCCGGTAGGCGATCGAGGGTGACGACCCACATGACGCGGCGGCCGGGCGGCCCGAGCGACACGGGCAGGCCCTTGACGGCGTACAGGCCACCGGCGACGGCGATTCGGTCGTGAGGCCGAATGTCGACGGCCGGCGGGAGGAAAGCGGCGAGTCCCATGCGGGCGCCCGGAGTCGTGGCAACGGCGGTCCACCCGGACGTGTTCGGGTTGCCGTACGCGTCGGCGGCCGTGGCGCGCACAACGGTGACGGTGTCGGGGAACTTCATCCGCGCCACGTCCAGCGATTCCAGCCCCCGGCGGGGAGCCCTCGAACGTCGGGCTTCGACGTCAGGATCGAGCCGGTGCCGCGCCAGCGACCGGCCGGCGCGTACGTCGCGGCGTCGGCGGCGAGCTGGACCGTGCGCAGCTCGTCGGCGGTCAGGTAGATGCTGAGTGCCTGCTGATTGTTGCTGTAGCTGTAGGTCGCGCCGTCTGCCGCGACGGTTTCGGACGCGTACCCGTTCGGGTTGTTGTAGGCGCGCATGGCGACTTGCAGAACGACCACGACCACGGCGGGCGGGGCCTCGGGTGTGCCGGTCGAGTCGGTCCATGCGATGTGGCCCTCGGCGCGGACCAGGTCGGAGGCATCCTGAAGTGCGGCCGTGGCGCGGTCGAGGTCGAGCCCCGCGAGCGTGCCCGTAGCGAGGCCGAGGCGAGTCTCAAGCTGAGCGATCGTGGCCAGCATGGGGAGAACGGTCATCGCGGGGCCTCCGGGTTACGCGTCGTAGGCGGCGAGGGCGGCGGTCAGGTCCGCGCGGGCGGCGGCGATGCTCGCCGGCCCGCCGGTCATGAACGCCCTGATCAGCACGTGGAGCAGTCGCACGACCTCGGCCTGAGTGCCAGTGTTGGCAGCCATCGGGGGCTTCCTTTCGATGAACGGAACGAGGGCGGGGGCCGCCGTCAGCGGACAGCGACCCCCTTGCAGCGCCCAACGTTGGGCGTGACTAGGTCAGGAACCGGCGCCGTCGTTCACGCGCAGGACGAAGTTCACCGGGGTACCGGTCGAGCTGACCTGTGTGTTCATCAGCGCGGCGCCCGCGTAGACGTTGAGGATCTGGCGGTCTCCCAGCGCGGACGCGTCGTAGTCGCGGATCAGGCGGACCGGCACGCCGCCCTGCGCCTGGATCGACGCGCCGTAGGGCACGCCCTGCGGCACGACCGGCGCGCGCAGCGCCAGGGTGATGGCGTCGCGGTGGAAGAACACGGCCTCGGTGGGCGCCAGCCGGTTCGACTCGATGACGTTGAAACCCGCGATGCGGGCCGCGCCGGTGTTCGCGAACGGGTCCGCGCCGCCCTCGGCGCCGACCGCCGACACCTGCGCCAGCACGTCCGCGTAGACGCCGGTGCCCACGGCCGCGTAGAGGCCGGTCGCCGGCGCGGCCATGTCGCGCAGGGTCTTGCGGGCGAGCAGGAACAGGGGCATCAGGGTGCCCACGGTGCCCATGGTGTAGATCGAGTCCAGCGCGGCCGTCTCGGCGACGCTCTGAAGCTTGGCCACGACCAGGTTTTCGACAGCCTCGGCGATGGCGAGGGTCTGCGGGGCGAGCACCTGCGCGACGCCGTCCTCGATGCGCAGTGTCAGATCCTCGTCGGACAGCGCCACGGCGCTGTAGATGTTCGTGGACAGCGACACGGGCTGAGTGGTCTCGGACAGGGTCGAGACGGTCAGCGCGGTCGCGGCGTCCAGCGCACGACTCGACGCGGTCAGCGCGGCCGGGATGCGGACGTTGACGGTCGCGCCCCTCTTGCCGGCGAAGTCGGCCGACCACGACCGATTCACGACGCCCGCGAGGCTCATGTCCTTGCTGACCAGCGCGGAGGCCGTGGCCGACAGGTTGTCGGCGAGGATGCTCTTGAAGGTGTTCGCCATGGCGGCGACGTCCTCTCGTTAGATAAGGCGCTTGTGGACCTTGTCCGCGAGCGCCAACGGGTCGAATGCCTCGGCCGCGTCACTGGACTCGTGACCGGCGGTGAGTGTCGGGGTGGGCCTGCCGGGAATCGCCTCGGCGGCGTCCGGCTGTCCCTGGCCGACGCCGAGTCGGGCGGCGAGCTGCTGCGCGCGCGCGTCGAGGTCGTCGTCGGAGACGCCCGCGAGGAATGCGGCGTCATCGTCGGTGAGCCCGTGCTTGCTGAGCACGGTCCGGCGCTTGTCGGCGGCCTCGCGGTCCGCGATGGCCTTTTCCGCCCGCTCCGCGCGCTCCGTGGCGCGCTGAAGGTCGGTCTTCTCCTTGTCGGCCTGCTCCTGAGCGGCCTTTTCGAAGGTGGAGACCTTGCCGGTCAGCTTCTCCTTGTCGCCGCGAAGCCCCTGGATCAGGGACCAGGCGCGGGCGGCGTCGAAGTCTGCGCCCCACGGCGGTGCGGCTTCGGCCGGCGCGGTGGGCGCGGTCGAGGCGGAAGCGTCGGAGGTCGGGGTGCTGTCGGCGGGCTGGACGGGTTCGGGCATGGGTCGTCTCCTGGACGTGGTCGCGCGCTGGACCTGCCATCACGCGGGGGTGGGTACGGTCAGCGCCCGTGGCGACTGCCGTTCTTGCGGCCGGGGCGGTCAACCCGCCCGACGAATTGAGGCTCGACCGTGCACAGACAGTGGTCGTGATACGGATCGCCCTCGCCCGCGTTCGCAGCGGACTTGTAGACGGCGCCTCGGCCGGCGAGCATCGCGCAGAAAGAACACGGGTGCCCGTCGGTCACACGCCGCCACGCCTCGGCCTGGTCGTCGGCGAGGACGTTCCCTCGGACGGTCCCTCGACCGGCGTCGGCGATGAGCCGCGTCATCGCGCCTGCGCTGGCGAGCAGCGCTTTCATGAGGGCGACATTCATCGACTCGCCACTCGCTAGCAGCGTCTTGACACGGACAGGGCCGGTGACGAGTAGCGAGGTCTGGATTTGGACATCTGGCGCGTCATCGACGATGACGGGGTCGTAAAGACCCTCGACGTCGTAGAGGGTGCGCATCGTGTCGTAGTACGCGGCGGCGACCTGCGCCGAGGTCTCGCGGCCCGACTTGATGACCCCGGTCATCGCCTGCATGTATGCGGCGTAGTTGTCGAGGTTCGACGGGGTCATAAGCGTTTTCCACGCGGCCGTCAGCTGACCCACCGAGTCGAGCGCGATGTTCGCTTGCGCGACTCGGTGAGCGTCCGTGAGCTGAAATGCGGCGGCGTCGAGCGTCGCGGCGGTCACTTCGCCGGCGGCGGAGACTTGGGCGCAACGTTGGGCGTGACGCCCTGCGCCTGCTGGACCGCCTCGGCCGGCGTGGTCGGGGCGTTCGGCGTGGTCTGGCGGGTCAGCGCGGCCGTCAAAGCGGCGAGGCCGTCGTTCGTCTTGGCCATGGTGCGCCAACGCTTGATGTCCGTGTCGGTGACGCCGGGGACCAGTTCCCACGTGGCCTCTGGCGGCACATCCATCATCTGAACCATCTTGCCGAGGGCGTCCACGACGGCCGCGAACGAGCGGGCCTCGGTATCGCGCCAGCGAACTTGCGCATCGTCGACCGGCGCATCGCCAGCGGCGACGGCGGCGAGGCTAAGCACCTGTTCCCAGGACTCGCCGAAGAGAAGCGCGTAGACGTCGCTCTGACGCTTCGTAACGTCGTACAGCGAGGCCAGCGCCTCGGCCGCGACGTTGATCAGGTTCCCCTTGAGCGTGCCGGACGGCAATTGCCCGAGGGTCGCGAGGTGTTCGATCGCGGCGTCGAGGGCGGAGAGGTGTCCCTCGACGTGCGTCTGATTGAACTCGCCGAACGTCGCTGTCGCCTGGTCGGTGACCCACAAGCGGTCAACGGCCGCTTGGAACGTCTCGACGGGCTGACCGAAATTCGGGTTCGGGACGTCGATCGTCGGGGGGTTTATGGCAGGGTCCGCCGAGCCGTCCGGGTCATAGGACGGGTTCGGGATTGCGATCGTCGTGTTCTCGTCGGTCGGGATGACCAGGCCGGTCGCCCAACGCTGGCGGAACGACGCGAAGTGCATTGCCATCATCAGCGCGAAAACGCTGTCGTTGATACGGTCCTGAACGATCACCAGCGGCCGGATTATGCCCGTGGGCTTCCCGTCGAGCCGATCGCGGAACCGGACCATCGGCGTGACGCCGAGGCCGTGCTTCTCGGTCAGGGTGAGGCGGTATTCGGAGTTCGACCCGACGACGGTATACACGTTCTGGTCGTCGATGACCTCCCAGATCATGTCGCCGGCCGCGTCCTTGCCACGGTGGCGTAGCCCGTACTGCGGCCATTCGTCGTCCTCGTCCTCGTACCAGGCCATTGACCGCAGCGGGTCGAGCGGCCGGATTACGGGGGTCTTCTTGCCGTCCTTGACCTTTCCGGGCAGCACCAGGACGTAGCTCGCGCCGTACTCGATTGCGCCTCGGTGGGCGATCGTCTGGCGGGCGTCGAGCTTGTTCGCCTGCCAGTAGTCCCACGCCGGGACGTTGTCTTTCTGGCCTGACTCGCGGTACCCGTCGACAAAGAGGAGCTTGACGAACGTGTCGCTGACACGCGGGAGCAGATTCGTGATACTCCGCTTTGCCATGATCAGGTATTCGGCGCGGTGCTCGCGCGGCATGTACGGCAAGTCATGGTCGCCGTCGAGATACCGGGCGACGATGCCGTGATGGCCCTCGCGAGACACTGCCTCGCCGTGCTTGCTGATGAGGTCAGCGGCCAGCGCGGCGGGGTTGGTGATGATGGCCACTGCCTCACTCCTCCTAGGGCGTCTTGGGGCCTGATCGGGCCTTCGCCTCGGCGGCGCGGACGGCGGCGGCGTATGCGGCGGCCTGTTGCTGCGCGAGGGCGGGGTTTCGGCGGCCGTAGCCGGTCAGCACGCCGACGCCGCCGCGCTTCGCGAGGGCGTTCGTGCCGGTGATGCACGTTGCGGCCATGCGGGCGAGCAGCATGGCGGCGAGTGCGTCGACCTTGTGCGGGGACTCCCGCGATTCCTTGCCGAACGAGATTCCCCACCGGCCGGGCCGGCGGCGGGCGTTCAGCACGTGGCGACGTAGGCGCGCATCCGCGTTGTGCGGGATGGCCTTGTCGCAGATGGCGCGGTGAAGTGCCTCGGTCGCGCGGACGGTGTCGGCACCGTGGGCGCGCATGTCCCAGGCGATCGCGTGCTTTGCGGTGGCCTTGTGATAGAGCCGCTCGCCGTAGGTGTCGCGCCAGTCGTCTACGTCGGTTTCCCACTCGGCGACGTCGGCGAAGAACGCGACGACGTCAAGGGTCGCGAAAGCGTTGTCGACAGCACCGCGGACAGCCTCGCGGTTCACTTCCCAGCCTTCACCGGCGGCGCCCTCGGGGCGCTCCCACAGGCCGAGGATGAACGGCGCGCCGTCGCTTACGCGGATGGCGACCAGGGCCGTACTGTCGTCGGTCCGGCCGCCGTCGAAGCCGAGGCACACCGTGTCGCCCTTGCGCCACTGCCCGGGGTTCGCGCACTTCAGCGCGGCGAGCGAGGGGAGCGCGTTAGCGTCCCACTCGCCGGCCGTGGCCCAGGCGTCGGCGGCGTCCACGATCTGATTGAGGTAGAACCGACACGAGTCCTCGATCGGGGTGTCGGGCGAGTAGATCTCGCTGATGAGGTCGTCAAGTTCGACCCACGCGCAGGCATCGCCGTAGGCGCAGCGCAGCGCGGCGCGTAGCGTCTCCTCGTCCTTGAAATCCTCGTCGGTGAGGGCGGGAGCCTCGGTGCTGTCGTAGAGCAGGTCCGAGCGGCGCGTGCGGCCTTCGACCTGTGCGAGGTGGGCGTCGTAGACGTCGCGGCCGACCGTGTCCTGAGCGGGGTTGTGGGCGTTCGTCGTGACGATCGAGCGGCCCTTCACCTTCGCCAGGTTGCGGCGAATGACCTTCGCGAGGTTCTTCCCGCCGTTACCGAGCGTCCAATGGTGGACCTCGTCCATGACCGCGAAGGTCGGGCGGGCGCCTTCCTGTGTGGCGGGGTTCGTGGTGATCGGGACGAGCTTCCCGCCGCCGGCGACGTAGATACGGGTGAGGCCGACGTCGAGGCCGAACGCGTCGGCGAACTCGCTCGTGATCATCGCGCGGATTGCGTCGAGAGTGTTGGCGGTCTGTGTCTCGGAGACGCCGGCGATGACGACCCACGGCGAGGCGTGCGGGCGACCAATCGGGTCGCCGTTGTGGTCCCACCCGGCGAAGACGACCGGTCCGACCAGTTCGGCCAGACAGAGCGCGCCCAGGAACGGGCTTTTCCCCCACCCCTTCGCGCGGCGCAGGACGGCGCGGCGGAAGCGCCATCGGCCGGTGTCCGGGGCGACGGCGTAGAACCAGAGGATGAAATTCTTCTGTTCGCGGGTCAGCGTGAAGGGCTCGCCGGCGTGGTCGCCGTCCGGCTGCATGAGCCACGTCTCGATGAACTCGATGACGCCCCACCCGAGGGTGGGAATCGCAGGGTCGAAACGATCAAGGGTCTTGATGGGCTTGAGGGACACGCGGGGGCCTGCCTCGTCGTGGGACGCGCGGGCCTGCCTTCGCGTCAGTCGTCGTCGGCCTCGGCGAGCCATCGCTCGCGGGCGGCGGCGATGCTGGTGACCGAGGCCATGCCGAGGGCGCCGTCGTCGGACGGGTCGGCGTCGGTAAAGCGGATGCGCGCGCGCTGACGGTCCGTAAACGTGGCGCCGAGGCGCTCCTCGTTCATGCGGACCTCGCCGAGGATCTTCGTGCGCTCGCCCGGGGAAAGCTCGCGGTCGAGCAGCATCGCGCGCAGCGGCGCGAGGTCGGCGAGGCGCTGCCAGTCGGTCCCTTCGAACGCGGCGGCCTGGGGCTGGACGCGCCAGGTCTCCCACCACGCGATGACCGGCTCGGGCCAGTCGGCGCGGAAGGTCGCGGCCTCAATCGTCGGGCCGAAGGTCTCGCCCGTACGCTCGAACACGCGCTCGCCGGGGCCGGCCGGCGCGTTGCGGCGGCGACGCTGGTCGCCAGGCTTCGGCGCGTGCGCGGTACCTCTGGCCATGCGTCACCCCCTCGGGCGGGTTGAAGTGTCGAGCCCCCGCGCGGCTGTATTCGCCAGCGATCGACTGAGCCATTCGCGCGGGGGTTTGCTGGCCTGGCAGGGGTCGAACCTGCGCGCCTCGGGTTTCAGCCGAGCGCTCTACCGACTGAGCTACAAGCCAGGGTCCCCATGCGCTGCATGCACGCGCTTGTGTCCGCCGTGGGGAGCGGCGGCCCGACGACCGCAGAACAGGCGCACCATCTTGCGCGCTGTGTCCGCACATCCGCAGAGAAGGTAGCGGGGCGGCGGTCGAGTCGGGGCGTTTACGGGGCCGTGGTCGCGCCGGGGGCCGTGGTCGAGGGGGCCGCCGGCGTGGTCGGCACAGACTGCGCAGCCTCGGCGGCGGCGGCCTCGTTCAGGTTGTAGAGCGGCGACCAGATCGCGAGGATCGTCTGAACGAGGGCGTTGTATGCAGGGAGGTCGGGCGTCGCGGACGACGGGCTGACGGCCGGTAGCGCGGCCTCGATCGCGGCGATAGCGGCGACGAGGGCGTCAATCGCGGGCGTCGGCGTGATGGGCGTGGACACGTGAGGTTCCTTACTTCGTCGAGCGACGTGTCGCGCTCGACGACGGGCGCGACGACACGTAACGGGTCGTGGACGGCGTCGCGCTCGGCATCGGGCGCGGCGTCACGGCCGTCGTCGACACCGTGAACGGCGTCACGGTCGAGGGCACCACGGCGGACGGCGTCGAGGCGGCGGGCACGGCCGAGGCCGGCGGCGTCACGGCCGGGGACGGGACCGGACGGGTCGTGTGGATCGTCGCAGCGAGGGCGACAGCCGAGGCGGCGGCGAGCATTGCGGCGGCGCGGACGTGCGGGCGGCCGGTCTGGCGAAGGGTCACGCGGGCAACGTGCTGGCGGACTCGAACCATCGGGCGATCTCCTCGGGTGTGAAGTCGGGGTAGAACGGACCGATGCGGGCGACGTAGGCCGCTTGCGTCTCGCCGGTGATGCGCCACGGCCGGTGCGCGACGAGGTAGCTTTCCCAGTCGGCGAGGTCGAGCGGGTAGCCCCAGACGACCCGTTCTGAGTTGTCGGGGGCGAAGACGTCCTCGGGCGGGGCGTAATTGTCGTCATCACGCACCGTGACGCCTCCGGACGTAGATCGTGATCACTGAAAGTTGTATGCCCGTACGTACAGCGAGCTGCTATGCCAACCGGGCAACAAAAGTGCAGGTCAGGGAGTCATGCCCCAGGTACTGTAGGCCTCTTCGACGCTGTGACCTGCGGCTTTACCTATCGTTTCGAGTGCGAAACGCTGTGACCAGCACGTTTGCGGCGGGCGTTGCGTCATACACACGTCTTTGCCGCATACGCCTAGGCGTAGCCACCCTATGCAGGCGTTCAGTCAAGCCCGGGTGTGGTCGTGCTGGACGATACCGCGTCTGACGTGCGGCAACGCCCTCGGCGCTGCTCTTACGTGCATGACACGCCTTACACAGGGCTCTCAGATTGGTCATGCTGTGATCGTTGCCGCGCTGAATGTGGTCAACGTCGGACGCTGGCGCACCGCACGGGATGCCTCGCTCGTCTGTCATTTGGCAGCGATATCGATCCCGGCGCAGCACGCGCGCGCGTATGACTTGCCAGTCAGGCGGTAGCTCTCCCCGGCGTGC